AGCTTTTACAGACGCAACAATCCGCTTCCACTTTGGTTCGTCAGAGCGAGACATCTTATTTGCCCACCTTTTTCAAAGCAGCTTTGTGTGCCTGAGTAAACGTCTTGCCGCTTTTCATCGCCTTTCGCATCTCAGCCATGTGCTTTTTTGAGTGGTGTTCAGCATGACGTTTCATTGTTGCCTGCTGCCTAGCTGTTAACGCAGCCTTCATTTGACTCTTCTTTTAGCAGCTTTCTTCTTGGCCTTTGGCCGTTCATTTAAGACACATTTCTTTTTTACGTGCATATCAATCTCCTTACGTTAACCGCATCAAAAGAAGCCCAACTGCCAGCGGCACAACAATCAAGCAAATTAATATAATCAATCCAATCTGACGCAGCTCTTTGTTTCGCGCTGCTTTCTGCCTCACTAAACGCGCCAATTCTTGCTGTTTGGCCTTTCGAGCGTTTGCCATCTCTTGCATACACTCTTGATACAATGCCCCGTTACCCGAAACCACGAATAAATCTTTTACGTCCTGCATGGTCTGAGCAATTTCTTTTCGAGCTAACGCAGCTTTTACGGCATCAGCCTCAGATAACCCGCCCTGATTTTGTGCTTTAGCTAATTCTACTTCTGCACCCCCAAGCTTACTTAGGAACGACCCTATCGTGGACAGGTCGTCAGCCGTTGCCGCCGCTTTTTTCAGCGCACTAGAGGCCATATTTACCCCAGCGACTATCGCGCTAATTTCAGCGATCACCGGCCTAGCTCGGTATGGTTGGAAACACTACATCCTGCAGGGCGGTTACATGGGAGAAATCAGCCGTGATGTCTCTTAAATCTTGACGGTACATCTGCCAAGCACTTCTTTGTTCTGCGGTCAGGGGAGAATCTGTAACTTGTGTCCAGTCGCTGCTTTTTAATCGACCATCTCTTATCGTCCTTACGGATAACCACATCTCAACTAAAGCTTCTGCGTCTGTCTGAACTATCTCAACAAACTCACCACCGACAAGCTTGTGAGTGTCATCGCGCCATTCACCTGTGTTAACAAAGGCAGATGTGCCTTCTGGGACAACATTAAAGTCAGAGTCCTGACACAAACCCGTCCCTAAGATCGCCCCCGTCTCATTGTCAACAATAGCCCTATAAATCATTTTTTAACCTCTAAAGTCACAATTGACCTGTCCATATAGAATCCAAATTGATCCTGAACGTAGGCTTGGAGAGTATAGGTACGCGACCCAGAAGCCGTGCTTGAATCCAAGAAGTTAAAGGGTACGAAAACAGTTTCAGGAGAAGGACGAACGGCTTTTGTCGTGGAAGTAAAAAGCACAGTAGACCCTCTGCGAAGCCTAAAACGCATAAGCGCCTGATCGTCGTAAGAACGGACTCCAAAACTCCCTGATATTAAAACAGGTGCTCCGCTATAGGTTGCTGTGAGGGTTTGTATCGTGCTGAATGTAGTGCCACTGCTGGTGCCAGCAAAACTAACAGTAGAGCTTGTTGTGATGGCGCTAGGAAACGTCACCGCTTGGTTCTGAATCTTTAGGGTGCTGACGGCTAGATTTTGAATCTTCGCGTTACCAACACCTAGATCTTTAATAATGACCGTTGGTATACCACTAATCGTTTGTGACGTAATTGTCGAGTTGTCTAGTCGCAGCTTGGAAGCGTTTAAGCTGTTTGCCGCAATTCGGTCTGCGCTAACTGTTCCAGCAGTAATTTTATCTGCGTTCAACGTGCCTATCTTTGCGTTGGCTATTGACCCGTTCTTGATAAACGCATCAGCCATGTAGACACCCGCTGGTACTGACTCGCCATTTATAGTCGTAGCACTAGCCTGAACCACAAACGGTACAGTCGCAGTAGCGGTGTTAGACCCACCACGCATGATGGCAAAGCGATCAGCGTTGACGACAAACTCGCTAACAATATTGCCTGCCGCTGTAGTTGTGCTGGCTAAACCATAACCAGCGACAGCTCCGTTAACGTCGATTTTGACGGTGTACTGACCAGACAACCCGTTAATAGAAGTCGCTTGAGTGCTAATAGAACTAGTATTGCCTGCAACGGTAGAGCTTACTGTGCTGATCGACGAGCTAAGCGCACTGTCAGCAGTAGCTCTGGCTGTTTGTTCTGTAGTAATCGCTGAAGAGTTGCTACCAACTGTAGCTGTCAGAGTAGTGATAGATGAAGATAGAGCAGAATCAGCACTGGCTCTTGTAGCAACTTCAGAGCTAAATTGCGCAGACGTTGCTGCACCGTTCGCTGTTGTTTCTACAGCGCCCATGCGGGTAAGCAAACTATTACCGCTGTAACTAGATGAAAATCCGGTAAAGGTTTCAAGCGGATCGATCTTTGCAATAGGCGTAGAAAGGCTACTAGCAAGCTGACCAGAAGTTATTGAATCAGTCAAAACGCCAAGCATGTGGTTTACGTCAGTCGCTGTAGAAGCCGCAGTACCTGATGCTGCATTGAACGGCCCCGCTATCGAATCAGTATTTACGTGCCTCACCCAGTAATAACGAGTAGCACCACTGCCCACAGGGTCAATAAAGATGCGGCCTGTTTGAATACCTAAAAGTGTAGCGTCACCAATCGAGTCAGAGGTGTGGCTGTGAACTTCGGTATGCGAGTGATTTGAGTAAGCTGGATAATCCCACTGCAAATTTACCTGCGAAAATGCGCCATTAGCTGAAAAACCAGTGGGAGCTGGTGGCACTGCCAAGTCAGGTAGTCTATTCCCTGGTTGCACAAAACCTACGTTACCTGACCTGTTTGGGTCAAAGGGATTAGACCTTAGTTCTTGGGCAAGGCCACTATCGATCAGTTCACGTAAAGTAACTGCACGATCACGGGGGTCGCCTCGTCTACCTAACCGGATGCTGGTAACCTGCTCTAGCGTCTCCAAATACTTACGCATCTCAGGAGTTGCGCTCGCCGGTACCTTGGGGAAGGCAGGTACCTTCGTTGGTTCATTGGTTCTTATGTTGCTATTACTGCCCACGGATCTCATCCATGCTTTGCGCTAAGCAAATCTCATTCACCACCACAGCGCCAGATACCTCAACTTCCCATTCGGAAGCTACTTTTGCAGGTAGTCGCATCACTGGCTCACGCAACGTGCCATTACTTATTCCAGATGGCGTTGATGTCGCCTGCGTGTATACGCCGCTTGATTCGGAGAGCGTGTAGTGCGACAGCAAAGTTCCATCAGCGTAGACCTTTATTACCACTGGGTACGTCTCTGCGTGAACAGACACCCATGCCATCGAAACAGGAGCTGGCGTTACAAACTTCTTTGTCTTAAATGTAAGCGTGTTGTTACTAGAACCGCCCCGATACTCTCTAATCTTGTTGCCTTCAATGACGTACAGCTGACCGCTCTTCGGGTCTTCAAAACCGCCTCGCACTTCTGCGGACAAAGTTATAGTCGAGAACGAAGCCTCACTAGCCCTTGGATCATAGACCCAGCCCCCTAAACTACCGCCATTGTTATAGAACGCGACATAAGTGCCTTCGTGTCTAAAGGCCCGTATAAGAGTGGGATGAAAGCTAGTAGACCACTGGTCAACCGATATAAGACCGCGAGAGACCACCTCTCCTGACCCACCAGCAACAGCAACCAAACCATCTGGCGCTGCATAAAGAACGTACTCGCCCATATCGACAACTGAGTTTTTGTTAACACACGCCTGTGCTAAGTCTATTCTGATCGCGGTAAGAGCTGCTGGATCGGTGCCTGTAACAAAGTATGGAGTCCCATCAGTTAGAGCCACCACGCCGTTTCCTGTAGCTGCAATATCTACAATGTCTTCTTCAAGCGTAATTCTGTAGTCGATGGGCCAAGCGTGTGGCAGGTACGGCTCAGATAAACAAAACCTTTTGCCAGAGAACCCAGCCATTACACCGTTGCCCACAGCAGTTAGCCCAAGCATCGGGCCATCTGGATATAAGCTAGCGTTGTCGTCTGGTGGGCCAATCCAACTACCAGACGGTAAGACCTCACTGAGTGCAGAGGACTTAACAGTGTCTGCAAAAGAAGTGGTAGCAAAAGCCACCTCTGCTACGAACTGAAAGTCAGTAAACTGCGAACCTGTATTAGATCTATAAATGCGCTTCTTCGCGGCAGTGCTAAAAAAATAGTTGCCGCTAGGATTGTTACCTGTTGGCATTGAGACAGTAACTGTTTCCGTGCTCGTTACATCAAGCGTACTGCTGGCTAAGCTAGGTGGCCCTTCTTCCCCCAGACTGGTAACCAAAGTATAAACGTAGGCTCTGGTCTCAGGAGTTTCAGTCGCAGTAACTGTACCGCTTTTAGCAATGGTGGGTGCGTTGCTGGGGGCTGGCACTCCCAGTCGAAATGTAGTGACTGGGAAACCAGAGCTACCGGAAATCATAGACGCGATTGTACCCACGCGGGGGTAATCATCGCCTGTAAAGTACAAGCGTTCATTGGTGTCGTTTGGTATTGGCCCAGCAACTACATCAACACCGTCTTCAGACCATTCTAGCCAGTTAGTGTCGCGGTAATAATAGATAGAACGGCGAGCGCCATTCTGCAAAGTGTATGTATCGGTGTTAGCTTTGGTAGGCACTAACCTACCCGACTCGAAATCTATGTTCTGAGCGATTTGTCCAAATTGATCAGCTATTAGTCTGGGAGCAACCCCAGGCGCTATGCCTGAAAAGCGGTCACGTTTGAAATAAGTCATCTACTACCTCATCAATAAAGCCCAGATCACCCCCGCCATGCCACTAACTAGAGCCATCGCCGCAATAAACATATTCTTGTTAAGCTGTAGCAAAGCAGCTTCTATCTTCTCTAGTCGGTTAAAAATAGTTTTAGAGCGCTCTTCGCACATTGCTTCATGCGAGGCTAGGCGTTGAGTCGCTTCACTGTACCTAGCATCACTGGTTGTTGGCGGAGCCATCGTCTTCTTCTTTGACGGAGGCAGAAACCATGCTTGCTAACGAGCTAACCGCTACTTCAGCAATAGTGGCCTTACGACGAGCGGCTAACATATCCTGCTGCGCTTCTTGGTGTAGACCCAGTATTTCTTTAGTTTTGTCTGTCAACGCATCAATCTCATAGCTTACGTCATCGATAATAATCACTGGTTTTTCGTCTTGGTTATCCATAGAACAG